AAAAGTTGTGAAGCCTGTTCGGGTATCCTTTGAAGGAAATCCTGAGGACAAGCCACTTACAGCGAAGCAAGAAAAGTTCTGTCGGTACTTTGTTGAAAGCAACAATGGAGAGGACTCCGCACGAAAAGCTGGTTATAGCAAGGATTCAGCAGGGATGATAGCCTCTACCAATATAAGAAAGCCAAACATTGCTAAACGCATTAAAGAGCTGAGAGAGAAGGCAGCGGAACCACATATAGCCACGAGTTCGGAGGTCATGCAATTCTTCTCGGACGTAATGAATGGTAAAATCAAGGATCAGTTCGGGTTGGATGCTTCACTTTCTGATCGTACCAAGGCAGCTTGTGAGCTCGCGAAACGAACGGTAGACCTTGACCAAAAGATGGCTGGAAAGCCTGATGCGACCATAGAAATTAAACTTGATTGGAAGAGGTGAGCGTCACCAAATCCTGTAGGACTTTGGCCAAGCGGTAAGGCACAGCACTTTGACTGCTGCATACGTGGGTTCGAATCCCGCAAGTCCTGTTAGAGGCACTGTTTTATCAAACAACTACAAAATATCAGATGAAGCCATTTTGGACCCCCAACTACAATTGAATAAATCACAAAAGTTTACAAAAAGAAAAGCCTTACAGTGCCTCTATCACTGACGCAGGGTGGAGAAGTTCGGTTATCTCGCTAGATTCATGCTCTAGAGAACGCTGGTTCAAGTCCAGCCCCTGCTACTATCAGATTTGTCATCTGATTTTTCTCCTATTGACATGGGAAATCCTGTAAGGGCCAATGGGTACAGGACATACAGCTTGATGGGTTTAGGGCTGTGATTGAATCAAGAGGAAAGGAGCACGTCATGCCAGCAACAACACTTGAAGCCGTAATGCAAATGCGGCGAGGATTAGAAGAAGATCTTGATATAGAGCAGCTCCGTGTGGGTGAGTGGGCTCTTTCTACTGATACGAAGTGGGTTCGCATTTGTTACGCTCAGGGAAAGGTGATTAAGATTGCTTCTCAGGAGGCAATGGATGCTACACTGGCGGAAATACAGGAGATTGAGGACCAGATTCTTATTATGAAGAATGCTGCCGCAGCCAGCGCTTTAGCAGCGAGCGGATCCGCCACTTCTGCCGAGGGCAGTGCTGAAGATGCCGAAGCGTGGGCTGTAGGAAAGCGTGACGGGGTTGACGTTCCATCAACGGATCCTGCCTATCACAACAATGCGAAGTATTGGGCTCAAAACTCAACCATCCCCACAGGCGGCACAACGGGTCAGGTCTTAGCGAAGAAGAGCAACTCAGATCGTGATACTGAGTGGGTGAATCAATCAGGTGGAGCAAGCACTCTTTCAGGCTTGACGGATACAAACATAAGCAATCCCTCTAATGATCAAGTGCTGAAGTATAATGGTACTTCCGGCAAGTGGGAAAATAGTCAGGGAGAATCAGGAGGACACACTATTGAAAATAGTGCTGGAACTTCCATGACTCAGCGTGACACTCTTCAGTTTAAAGGCACTCTTAAAGTAAGTGATGATTCTACCAACGAAAAGACAGTAGTTAGCGATGAAGCAGAAGAAATTGAATGGTCTGTTTGGTCAGCCATGACCGAATCAGAACAGAATGCCTATTCAGCAGGAAAGAAACTTGATATACTTCATGCTCCATCAGTACCTGATAACAGAGCACCTAAAACTGATATTGCTACTGTAGAGTCTGGTTCAACAGCAAGTAGAGCATATTCTGTTGGCGAGTTGGTGTATGTTAATGGTGACTTATACAAAGTTATCACAGCAATAGCAAGTGGAGCAACATTCACTGTTGGTACTAACATACAGAGTACGAATGTGAGTGATGCAGTAAATCAATTCTCTACCGTAAAGAGTAGAACAATACTTGGCTCTTTGGGAGCGAAACAATATGGGAAGGTAGTTTCTATAAATGGTTATGCCAAAATAGACTCTATATCAGCTAATACGGATTTAACGATAGGAAATATAGGTGATTTAATTCCTCCGAACGATGCAATCAGAGGAATGTGTGTCTTGTGTCAAAATGCCTACGACAGCACTGGTGACGTTGCGTATTTTGTAGTAGGAACAAACGGTTCGGTGAGTATAAGGACAGCAACCGCAAGGACTAATTGGTACGTCAGAGCATCAGTTACATATATTGCAAGTTAGAAAATAATCTTATATGAAGAGTAATTAAAAAAGTCTTAATAATTTCTCATCTCACAAAAGGAGGTTTAACATATGAAATATGCTATAATCAAAGTTATTAATGGGAATTATTTCGTTCATGCTGAAGGAATCATTGACATCAATTCGGCAAAGGTGCAGTTTCATGGTTTATGTCAGACTTTATGGAACGCATCAGATGTACTTAAGGCTGTTGTGATAATTGCTGATGAAAACCTTGATGCTGTTGAGGGATACAAAGAAGTCATTACACATCCTGTATCTGTCAACACGGAGGGATAAAACATGGAAGAAGTGATAAGAGTTGAAGATGGTAAATATGTGGGAAGTCCACTCCCTAAACCTTATTTCCACAATTGGGAAAGCATAACAGGTTTCAACAATAACAACGACACATGGACTGCGCCCTCTGATGGATTCATAAAACTTATGATAGGTGATACTTCAACAACGACTGAGTATATATACGTGCAAGATACAAATATGCGCGAATATGTATGTAACCTTATGTTGGTTGATGGTGCAAAAGGCGGTTGGTACATCGAAGTAGGTGTTGTACAAAAAGGACGCACTTATGCCCTAGCAACAAACTTGACGAACATAACTTTAAAATTTATGCCGTTTGATGTTTAAACGAGACTATTAAGGACAACGCCATGACAAAATCAAAGGCTCCATACATGTTTGACGAATACCCTTATTTCATTAAACCCGTTTACAAGGTGATATATGCAGATTAACATACCTATCAAAGATTGCATAATACCGATGTATGATGACGTCCTCGAAGATGTGATGACTCATGGTCATACGCACTACGTTTTCCCTGGTGGTCGAGGCAGCACGAAGTCATCATTTGTTGGGGGAGTCACTATTCCATTGCTCATCATGGCGAATCCAGCAATTCATGCTGTTTGCTTTAGAAAGATCGCTAACACCATACAGACCAGCATCTTCCCTCAGGTCATCTGGGGGATTCATCAATTAGGGGTGGATGAGCTCTTCCAAATCCCGAAAGTCTACAATACGCCAATCGTCTACAAGCCTACAGGCCAACGTATCATGTTTATGGGACTGGATGACCCGATGAAGGTCAAGTCCATCAAGCTCCCGTTCGGGTATATTGGTGTAACATGGTTCGAGGAGCTTGACCAATACGCAGGGGAGAACGAACTCCGTACCGTTACACAGTCTACGATGAGAGGCGGTGAAAAGTTCTGGGATTTCAGGACTTTCAACCCACCCATCAGCAGAAACAACTGGGCTAACGAGTATGTGGAGGACTGCGAGATCCATAGACCTGACGATACCATGGTTGTACGGAACACCTATTTAGATGTGCCTCGGCCATGGTTAGGAGAGCAGTTCTTTGAGGAGGCAGAAAGGCTCAAGGAGATAAACGAGCGAGCCTATATACATGAATATCTTGGACAGGCCATTGGTACGGGTGGGGATGTCTTTCAAAATGTTGAAGATATTGATACCGAGCAGCTGGTGGAAGCATCAGACGGAACCAAGAAACCCCTGTGGAGAACATTCGATCGCATATACAACGGAATGGACGTTGGTTTCGCCATGGATCCGACACGATATGTCAAGTGCCACTTTGACCCGCAGTGTCTCGACCTGTATATATTCCGTGAGTTCAGTACTACACACAATCGTAGCGAAGAGATCTACAATCAGCTGTATAAATACAAGAAGTTTATCAAGCCTGAAGATCAACTCATCGCCGATCCTGGAGGAGGTGGCCTTTTCGTGATAGCAGACTTTAAAGCCCTTGGTGCGTATGTACGTCCTGCTGATAAGGGACCAGGAAGTGTTGATTACGGCATAAAGTGGCTTCAGGGCTTACGTCACATTTATATTGATAAACGCAAGTGTCCTGACACGTGGAAGGAGTTTACCACGTATGAGTACGAACAGGACAAGGACGGCAATTTTATCAGTGCTTACCCTGACGAAAACAACCACTCTATTGATGCGGTCAGATATGCATTACAGAAGTACGCCAATAGAAAGGGCAATTAACAAGTTTTATCAGTACCTGAAATATCATTTGTGCGTTATGACTGCCAAAATGACTTTGTTGATAATTTAATCAAGCAAGTGGATGCAGGACGAATTTGCCTGGAATTTGGGAGTTCAGGGATGGAAATACAACAGCAGACACCCAGACCGTTTTGAAGGAGACAAAATGAAGTTTAGCGTGATTATACCAGCATTTAATGCCGAAGCAACTATACGCAAGACCTTGGACTCTATACAGAGTCAGACATTCAAGGACTACGAGGTTGTAGTTGTTGCTGATTCATGTACTGATAAGACGGCTGATATAGCACGGAGCTATGGTTTTACTGTGATCGAAGCAAACGTCAGAAATGACGGGGTTGGTAGAAACATTGGTATGGAGAATTCTACGGGTGAGTGGATTCTCTTTATTGATGCCGACGACTGGTTTTTGCACGAGTATGTATTTGAACTTCTTGCTGAACGCACCAATGGCAACAAGGCTGACGCAATATGCTTTGATATGGTATGGAAACATATCGGGGTGATTGGCGCAATCAGTGGTCGTAACAACCAATACTTCCCTCACTGTACCAATAAGTGTTGGAGACGCACGTTTATAGGGAACACCCGTTTTCCTAACATCAAACCTGACAGCGACGCAGGGTTTCATGGGTTGATAATGGCAAAGAATCCTGTATTTGATGTATGGAATATGCCTATGTACTATTATGACTTCCTGCGCGATGGTAGTTTTTCAGCATCTGTTGGACGAACAGCAGAACAGGCCAAGCGTTATTGGAGGATTGATGACGAGGACAAAGTTACGTCATCAAATCTGCGATTTTCTATCATAATCCCCACACATAATGCTGAGGGGCACATAAGGAAAACACTTGATAGCATCAAAAATCAGACGTTCCAGAACTATGAGTTGATTGTGATATGTGACGGGTGTGATGATAATACAGAAAAGATAGCACGTGAGTACACTGACAAGGTGTATAATGTTGACTATCGTCATACAGGGTACAATAGAAGTTGTGGTATAGACAAGGCTCAGGGCGACTACATTCTGTTTACGGATGATGACGACTGGTGGTTACACGAATTTGCTTTCGAGCAGTTAGACAGAAAACTCAAGGAGACCAAGCCCGATCTCCTGTATTTTTCATTCATTTTCAAGGGTTACAAGTATATCAACCCCGAGGGAGGTCAGTATTTACCAGCATTTTGGAACAAGTGTTGGCGAAAAGAGTTCATAAAAGGCATTAAAATCAACTATGGCGAGGACACCTATATGGCCGATGTTGAGTTTCAGGACAAGGCACTCGCAAAAGAGCCAAAGATTGTTGAGTGGAACATGCCTTTGTACTACTATAACTACATGAGACCAGGCAGTATGTCAGATAAGAGGGGTTGGTAAGTATGAGATTTTCAGTCATTATTCCCGCCTATAATGCCGAGGACAGGATCGAAAAGGCTCTACAGTCAGTGAAGCAGCAGAATTTCACAGACTACGAACTGATTGTGGTATGTGACTCCTGTACGGACAATACAGAAGCAATAGCAAAGAAGTATGGGGCTATCACGACAAACGTGGAGTACCATTGCGATGGACCAACTCGAAGCAAGGGTATAGACATGGCACGTGGCGAATATCTGCTATTCATGGACGATGATGATTGGTGGCTCCATGAATTCGTGCTTACTCAATTGGATGAGAAGCTCTCAGAGCTCGGAAGTATTGATATACTCTGCTTTAGTTTCATATTCAAGACATGGAAGTATGCCTCGCCCAGAGGTAACAACGGCATGCACTGGTTGGCGACCTGGAATAAATGCTGGCGTAGAGAATTTGTTGGTGATATCAGATTTCCCAATGTGAAGATGAAATCTGACGTCTACTTCGATCGTGACGTATTCAGCAAAAACCCGAAAGTGTATGACTGGGATATGCCGATGTACTACTACAACTGGTTACGAGAAGGCAGCCAGACTGAAATAAGCAGGAGATAGCACATTAAAGGAGGACAAAATCATGGAACTACTTGACTTTCTCGACAAACTCAAGCTCGCTCATGATGTACCCAACTATTACAACAACAAGTTCCCTTACAATTGTGGGTACTATGATGGAAAGCGGTTCTCGTTTGACTGCTGGAACTTGATTAAAGCAATACTCGGAGGGTGGACGGACAATAGAACTCCTGGCTATTACGTCAGCCCCAAAGACTTCCCCTGCGGAGATTGTGACGGGTACCATCTTCTTATGCAGTGTACCAATCGAAGCAAGGATTTTACACAGCTCAAACAGCCTGGAACATACCTTTACTTGTCTACATCACCACATGCGGGAGTATACGTTGGCGATTTCCAGTATCAGGGCGAAACCTTTAATGTCGTAGAGTGCACGGGAGCCTGGGCGAGCAAGGTTCAGTACACCTATGTTGACGAAAAAGGTGGTAGATACCTGTATAAGAATGGCCCCAAGAATCAATACTCTTGGACCGACTATGGCTTACTGCCTTGGGTCAACTACGGAATGACGAAAGTAACAGAAAAAGCAACTGCCTCAGCTCCCTTCGGCATTGATGTAAGCAGGTATCAGAAGGGATTTAATCTTCAAAACGCCATGTTTGAGGGCTTTTCATACGTCATCATTAAAGCAGGTGGCGCAGATGCTGGTTACTACAAGGATTCATGCTTTGAAGATTTCTATAAGCAAGCCGTTTCTGACGGGTTCAAGATCGGGGCATACTATTATGGAAATGCCTTCTCCGTACAGGATGCGGTGCTTGAAGCATCAAAATTCATTGAGTATTTACAGGGTAAGAACATCACCCACGTCTACTATGATGTAGAGGGCAGGATGTTAAATCAGGGATATACTCACTTGACTGATATCATCAAGACTTTCTGCCAAACCATGATAAATAATGGGTATGCTTGCGGCATATATACCAGCGAAAGTCACTTCAACTCAAGGTTTGATGACAGTCAGCTCGTACTCTATCCCCATTGGGTCGCCAAGTATAGCAAGAACGCACCGAAGTTGAAGAGCATTGCCCTCGTTGAGATGTGGCAATTTGGTGGCTCGACCAACTTCATACGAAGCCCCAAGATAGCAGGTACCACAGTAGACCAAGACGTAGTCAACATCCCGTGGGCTGACCAACCCGAGATAGTCACTCAGCCTTTGATTATTCCAGCAGTAAGTAAGAAGTCAGTAGACCAGCTCGCTGTTGAAGTCCTGGCGGGATTGTGGGGTAATGGTATTATCAGAAAGGCCAAGCTGATCGCCGAGGGCTATGATTATACAGCAGTTCAGAAAAGAGTTGATGAAATAATCAAGTCTCGTACTGAAAAGAAGAAAACCTATGTTGTAATCAAGGGAGACACCCTTACAAGCATAGCAAAGCGTCATAATACAACAGTAGATGCACTGGTTAAACTCAATGGAATACCCAATAAAAACAGGATTTCCGTTGGTCAAGAGCTGATTATAGGGTGATAGCGTATGGCAAAATATTTAATTCACGCAGTTCCAAGAAGAATGTGGTACGTACAGGAGTATCTTGTACCGTCCTTGTTAAAACAGGGTATTTACGAGGAGAACATTTCGGTATATAATGATAGTACAGGACTTGGTAACTTGAGAGCCTGTATGGATGCCTTTTCCAAGTGTGAGGGTGACGAAGGCACCTGGCATTTACAGGACGACGTGCTGATTTGTAAGGACTTCAAAGAACGCACTGAGTGGTACGATCATGGCCTTGTATGTGGGTTTAGCAGTCTTTTCTATGACGGGGACATTGAAGTCAAGAAGGGAGCTGTAAGCCGTGACAATATGTGGTTCTCCTTCCCGTGTATCCGTATCCCTGATGAATACGCCAGAGAATGCGCGAAATGGGTCGTAAACGACATTATAGGCAACCCCGTATACAAGAAATTCTGGGAAAAAGGTGTAAACGATGACTGGGCTTTCAGAACGTGGTTGAAGCAATTCCATCCAAATGATGTAGCCCTCAACATTATGCCCTGCTTGGTAGACCACATTGACTATTTGATAGGCGGTGGAACTGGTGCTAAACCCAGGAAAAGACCAGTACGGGCTCAATATTGGACGGATGAGGATCTCGTTGAAGAGCTGAAGGAGTCACTGATTGGGAGGAATCAATAATGTCATTCTGGAGCACAATAGCCTATAAAATCAAGGAGGTATTGAGTAAAATGATAGGGGCAAGAACCATTGAAAAGACACTACACGTCACACCTACCATCTCGGCAGAAATGGAGAATGCTATACAACTGTGGACGGATATGTATAAAGGCAAGGCTCCGTGGCTTAGAGAGCCCACTTTTGATGATCCGAGCAGGGTTGTATCCCTTGGTCTTCCGGCTACAATAGCGTCAGAAAAGGCTCGTACAGCTCTGATAGAGTTTGCTTCTGAGATCACCACTCCCGTAGAAGAGGTCGAGGTTGATAACCCCAACTATAAAGAACCAACTCCTGATGAATACGGCAACATAGTGCCCTCCCTTGAAAGCCCCAAGACCATAGAAGAGAGACCGAAGACTGACACCGCCAGAGCTACTTACCTGAACGATCAGTACAAAAAACTCAAGAAGAAGTTACGAACCCAGATTGAGTATGGTATAGCCAAGGGTGGACTCGTCATCAAGCCCTACGTTGTTGTAAATAAGAGCGGTGAAGAAGAGGATGCTGCTAAAACCTATGCTATAGAGTGGGATTTCTGCCAGGCAGACGCATTTTACCCCATATCTTTCAACTCTTCAGGCAATATCACCGAAGCAGCGTTCTTACAGACAATCGCACGTAAGGATGTTGTATACAGGCGATTAGAGTATCACAAGTGGGAAAACAATGTAGTTACCATCGTGAACAAGGCTTACAAGTCCACGAACTCGGCAACTCTCCAGGATAATTCAGGAATTGATCTGGGTCAGGAAGTTCCCCTCACAGAAATACCTGAGTGGAATGACCTCGCTCCCGAAGCAAAGATCAAGGACGTCAAGAAGCCTTTGTTCGGTTACTTCAAGATGCCTGAGGCTAACACCATCGACACCAACAGCCCTCTCGGAGTATCAGGATATAGCAGAGCTATAGACCTCATCAAGGACGCAGACATGCAATATAGCCGTTTGCTGTGGGAGTATGAAGGTGGTGAACTCGCCATCGATATCGACCGTGATGCTCTCAATTTCGTGGAGGGTACAGGAAAAGACGGAACACAGGGTCACTCAGTCATGACCCAGCTTCAGCAAAGGCTGTATAGAAAAGTCGATATCGGCATCGACGGCAGTACC